GTGGCAGCTACCATAATTGCAACTTTAAAAAGTGAAACAGCTAATAGTTATGTCACTTTGTCTGAAGCTAATGATTACTTTGATACTTCTCCAGATTCTTCAACTTGGACAAACAAAACAGATGACCAGAAAAAAAGAGCATTAATATCAGCTACAAGATGGATTGATACTTTAGTTTTTTATGGCGATAGATGTGATGATAGTCAGGCATTAAAATTTCCCAGAAATAATTATCAGGTAGATGGAGTAGAACTAGCTTGTACTGCAATACCAAATAATATTAAATATGCACAATATGAATTAGCTAGAGCATTGGCAAATGATACTGATGCAATTACAGGAACTACTGGTAAAGATGGTAACTTTGAAGAAGTAAAACTAGGAGATATTCAAGTTAAATACAATACTGCAAGTCAAGGAACTGGATCTGTAAATAATATCCTTGATGTTTACCCGTGGCTACAAAGTTATCTTGGAGCATATTTGCTTGGTGGTGCTGGTAGTTTTCAACTTAGAGTGGTTAGAGGATAATGGCAGGACAGTTAGACTCAGCATTTAAGCAAATTGCAAAACAGGTTGTAGCTGATCTTGGATCTTCTTTTGATTCTTCTATTGTTTATACAAAAAAAGCATCGGGAAGTTATAACACAGCTACAGGTGCATATACTACAAGCGATACGACTTACAGTATCAAAGCTCCTGTTGAGTTTGTGATTTCTACTGAAGATGATGGTAGAGAGAGAAGAGAAGCGAAGGTTTATATTACACCTGATTTGATTGGAGATAATCAACCTGATTTTCAAGATGAAGTTACATTAACTTATGCTGGATCTACAAGAGTAGGACAGATAGTTAATATAGATACAAGACAAGGTGGACAGACTTATCTTTTCACTTTATTAGTGAGGTTCTAATGGCTATAAGTAGAAGTATTGAAAATATAGAAAAAGATCTTACTGGTAATCTGGAAAGGGATTTGAATACTTTAGTAAGAGTAATTATTACTGATTTATCAACTGAAGAATATAGTGCTGTTGATACTGGATTTTTTGCTTCTAGCTGGACAGCTAGTACACAAAGACCTAGACCAGATCAATCAAGAAAAGATTTTGCTCCGTGGAGTAATATTAAACCTTCAAGAAATGGCACAAAAGCTCCAGGTGCAGTAATTGAACCTAGATTTCTTGATACACTGTCATTTAATTTTAAACCTTTTTCAAAAGTATTTGTTGGTAATAGATCGGAATACGCAGCTAGAGCTTTAGCTTCTCCTAGAAGTGGAGTTCCTCAATATGTTCAAGGCGAACTTAGTCAGTTAATAAATAAAGTATTTACAGATAAACCAAAACTAGGTGTTGGTACATTTGGAACAGGAGTTAAATATGAGTCTAAGAATGTAAGAGATCTAAAAGGTGTTGGTTTATTTGGTGGTACTGATGATGTATTTGTTGATTACACTAATCCATGACTTTAGTTAACACCAGAGCAGCTTTTGAAAAAGCAGTAACAGATGCAGTTGCAGCAGTAGACGCTACTGTTGAAATGGTTTATGACAATATGGTTTATAAGACTCCTGGAAAAACTAAAAAATATATTGTTATGTCTGTTGATTTTTCACAGGCAACAACTCAAACTCAAGGTGCATCACAGGATTTTTATTCTGGTGTTATTCAATGTAATATTTATGTTCCAAGAGGAAAAGGTACTTCTGTGCTGTCTACTTTAGGCGAGGCAGTTATTGATGGACTTACTTCTGTTAATGCTTCTAATTATACCGATACATTTAGTTGTACTCCAAGAGTTCTTGATGTTGTTGGAGTTACACCGATTGAACGTGATGACTCTTCACATTTCTTAGGCTTAATATCTTGTCAATTTACTGCCAACGCTTAGTATAATGATGATAGCTATACATTAACATGACTAGAGCAGTTGATCTTTTAAAAAACAAGTTTGGAGTTTCTCAACTTTACAAGCATGATGTAAAACAGAATGATGAAATTATTCTTACTGTTTATTGGCATCCATTAACTATTGCAGAACGAGAAGCAATACAAAAAAAATCATCAGACGATGTAAATGATTATGCTTTACAAATGATGATAGAAAAAGCATTAGATGAAGATGGTAAAAGAATTTTTCAAGATGGAGATAAAGCATCTCTTAGAAGAGAGGTTGAAGTTTCTGTTCTTGAAGAAATACAATTAGCAATGATTAATGCTGGTGCTGATAAGGGGGTATCAGAGGCTAAAGCCGATTTGAAAAGCTAATAAAGATTGGCAGTTTTTATTTTCTTTAGCAAAAGAATTACATAAAACTGTAGCTGAATTATGTGAGACTCTTACTATTGAAGAGATGATAGGTTGGGCTGCTTATGCAGAAATCGAACATGAAGAATATGAAAAACAAAGAGAACAAGCACAAAAAACTAATGCTTTAAGAGGCAAAAGAAGGTAATATAGAGAAAATGTTTTAGTTTTTTATAGCAAGTGGCTAATTATAACGTAGATATTGCTGTTGGTATAAAAAATGCACAAGCACTTAAAAAGTTTAATAAAGATGTAAAAGAAACGTCTTTAGTTGTTAAAGGTTTAAATGAAGGCATAAGAAAAGGATCAAATGCGTATGAGAAGTCATTAAGAACTTTAAGTCAATCATTACAGAAAACAAAAGTTAATATAAATAACGCAGCAGTAGGTACTGATGCTTTCAGAAAATCAGCATTAGATTTAGTTAGGGCAGAAAAATCTTTAAATAAAGAATTAGAATTACAAAATAAATTATTAGAACAACTTAGAAAAAATGAAGATCAGTTTGGTGTTGCTCAATCATCAAGCAGTAATCGTGTTAGAAGGAATGTTGCAGAAAGTCGTAGGTCAAGAATTAGCTCTAAATTTAAAACTTTAGATACACCTACACCTTCAATAGATTTAAGAAATAGGGTTAGAGAAAATATACGTCAAAGTAGAATTAGTAGGTTTGGTCTTGGATCAGGTCAAACATCGCCTATTACTTCTGGTTTTTTAGATTTTAGTAGGAGAGTAGAGGATGGTAGTTTCCTTTTAAAAAATCAAAGAGATATAAAAACAAATGTTTTAAGAAACATAAGAGAAAGTCAAAGATCAAGAATAGGAGCAGGATTTAGGTCATTATCTTTATCAGGACAAACATCTCCTGTGGGAGAAAAAATTGCACGGGCTTTAGAGAATGAAAAGAAACTTGTAAAAGAAGTTGAAGCTATAAGAGGAAGGGCAAGTAAGAAAAGAGAAGCTAATACAAAACGTCAGTTGTCTCTTGAGAAACGATCAAATGCTTTTGTAAAAAAAGCAATAAAAGAAGAAACTGCATTAAGAAAAAAAGCAGAAAAAGAAGCAAATCAACTTGCAGCAAAGAGAAGAGAAAGAAGGCGAAAACTTGGAAGCACAGCTAGTAGTGCAATTATTGGTGGAGCTTTTCCACTATTATTTGGTCAGACAGGAGCAGCAGCAGTTGGTGGTGGAATTGGTGGTGCAGCAGGTGGTTTAATTGGTGGTCAATTTGGTTTTGCGTTATCTATTCTTGGTACTGCAATAGGTTCTGCTATTGATAAAAATGAAAAATTTAGACAATCTCTTGCTGTTTTAAATGTGCAATTTAGTGCCACAAGTGGAGGCACTCAGATATTAGCTGCTGATGTCGATAAATTAGCAAAAAGACTTAGTGTCACAAAAGAAGAAGCGATTGCAGCTTTAAGTGCTTTTAGAGAATTTGGTTCTGGTTCGGTAGCAAAATCTTTAGTCAGTATTTTTGGTACTGATGCTGGTGCATTTGATACTTTAGCAGCAACAAATAGACAAGCTGCATTAGCTCAACAGATATTTCAAGCAAGGAAACAAATAGGTAATCAAGTTGCAAAACAACTATTACAACAAAATTTAGTTAATGATAGTTCTACTATTGAATTAGCTTTAGCGGAAGCAAAAGCAAAAGCAGCAAATGATGAAGCTATTGCAAAAGCTAAAGTTGTTACATTTACAGATCAATTAGCAGCTAGTGCTGCTGCTCAAGCTGGCAGACCCGTTGATGTAAAAATTTTTGGAGAAGAAAGAGCACAGAAAATACAAGAAGAATTTGATAAAAATAGATTAAAAAGATTGGAAGATTTTAAAAAATCATTGAGAGAAGTTCGAGAATTGCTTGGTCTGGTTAATGAGGCTAATGGTCAATTTGGACAATCAAGTGTTTTAGCTTTTTCTGCTATTAAGGATAAGGTAAAAGATTTACAAGATGAAATGAAAATGTTGCAAAATCCAATCAGATTGGCAATAAATTTATCAGATGTTATGGGAGCTTCATTTGAAGAATCATTTAAAGGAATCGTTAAAGGAACAATGACAGTTGCAGATGCGTTTAGAAGTATGTTGAATCGTATTGCGGATGTTTTCTTAGATACTGCTGCAAGAATGTTAGCTAACCAGTTTCAGCAAGGGATATTGGGTCTGTTAGGAAATATTTTTAACCCTTTTAGTATTACTGGAGGAGCTACAAATACTGCTTTAAGTACAACACAACAGGTCGCAAGAGATACAGCTTTATACAGTAGTTTAGGTTCTGTAAATACATTTCCTGCTGGTTCCTTTGCTAATGGTGGTAGACCTCCTGTTGGTAGACCTTCAATCGTAGGAGAGAGAGGTGCTGAATTATTTGTTCCAGATAGAGCAGGTACTATTATTCCAAACCATGAATTAGGTGGTTCAACAAATATCGTAGTAAATGTAGATGCTTCTGGTTCTAATGTAGAAGGCGATGAAGAAGAAGGAAGAGCATTAGGTATTGCATTATCAGCAGCTATAGAGACAGAATTAATTAAACAGAAAAGACCTGGAGGTTTACTTGCATAATGGCTACTTTTCCATCAATCACACCAACATACGGACAGCAAAAAAGATCCGCACCAAATACTAGAACAGTTCGTTTTGCTGATGGCTATGAACACAGAATATTGTTTGGACTAGCTGCTCATCAAAATCCTAAGATATTTAACCTTACTTTCAACGTATCTGAAACGGATGCGGACACCATAGAAGGCTTTCTTGATAGTCGTGCAAATGACAGTGCCAGCTTTACCTTTACCCCACCAGGGGAGGGCTTTACCAAAACAGGAACCTACTCTCAATCAGGAACTACAGTAACAATCACGATTTCAAGTCATGGTGTAGCTGTAGGAGATGAACTAACTATTGATTACACAACTGGATCTGCAACTGATGGTACTTTTCTTGTCGCTTCGGTTACTGATTCAAATGTTTTCACTGTTACTGCTGCTGCCAGTGCTACCAATAGTGGGAATGTTTCGATTACTTTATCTGGTGCTGGTCAATATGTTTGCGAGAACTGGAATAAATCTATACCATATAACAATAGAGCAACAATTCAAGCAACATTTAGAGAGGTGTTTGAACCATGAGCAGTTCTGCTATTGTTAGCAATCTTCA